TTTCGACTTACTTGCGAGATGTACGAAGAGCTTATGGGCACATGCAAAATCCGACTTCCCCACGAAGTCAGGATGAATATGAAATCAAGCACTGGACCGAACTGGGAGTTCGAGTACCACTCAACGCGAGCAGCGATTGAAGGTGCCTATGCAGAATTTGAATCGACTTGGCAGTATGCACACAAAACAAAGGTGCCTGTCTATTATAAGTCGAGCGGGAAGAATGAGATGTTGCCCGCAGCAAAAGTGGAAGCAGGGGACGCGCGAACGTTCCTATTCCCTGATATCGACCAAAAACATTGTGGACAACGAATGAATCAAGATATCAATGACAAGATGGGTTCGCTGAAGAATACGTGGTCGGCAATTGGGTTTGACCGGACACATGGAGGCTTTACACGTTTAGCTTCTGAGTTCAACCATTGGTATAAGAAGTTCGAAGGAGATCTCTCCAAATGGGACTCCCGAATGTCAAGGCTATTGATGGCCATTTGTTGTGCCTTTAGATGGTGTTGTTTAGCTCCAGAGTATCGAACTCTGGATAACTGGAAACGCTTAATCTATCAGTACAAGAATAAAATAATGACGCTTATCTTTCACCCTACGGGTCAGATTATATATTACGGACACGGAAATAAATCTGGACAAGATTCGACGTCTTACGACAACACGATAGGTCATACCTTTGTCTATATGTATGGAGCAGTTGAGTTCCTGGAAGACATGGAGTTTGAAGTCACGCTTAGAAACGTTAGACTATACCTATACCTTAAACTCTACGGAGATGATTCGCTAGGTGGATGCGACAAGGAGATAGACGACTGGGCCATAGTGAAATATGGCGACTGGCCGAGCTTTTTGGACGCACTCTACACCAGCTTTGGAATGAACTTCAAGAAAGGAGAGTGTAAGGTTCAATTCACCCTAGAGGGTTTGAAGTTTATCGGGGGCATCTTCAAGATGACCCCCTATGGATGGGCACACACGTTTAGTGTGCCCCGAGCGATGTGTGCTATGGTTCGTGAGGTAGATCAACCTGACGCCACTGCAAAGTGGAGCAAGTACTTAGCACTACTGTGTCTCATGACTTTCGAGCCACAACGACACAGTATTCGCAAATGGATGTTGAGAACATACGACTATAACTTAGAACATGGAATTTCAGTTGAGTGTGATATGTATATCCCAAATGACTACGACCTGTACGCCTTTTGGTTTGGCTGGGAAGCACCCGGCCGGATCATAGAGGTGGACTTGTCGCGATGGCAGGGATAAACCCGTGGTTACAAAGAGTGCCCTTTCCTCCGAGGGGGCGCCGCCTACGGGCATCGGATAAAAAGTTTTTCTATAGAAGGAAAACACCACGACGACCAATAACTCTTCGGATTCACAAATAGAAGGGTATCCTCTTTCTGACCTGGAAAAGGATTTCATTAGACTCTCAAGGAATAGAGAGTACAGCAGTTACGAGGAATACAACTGGTTTTGGATTCAATTCAAACAAAACGTCGAAGCAGGAGTGGTCTCTTACCAAGACATCAACTATCATCTCGGAAGACCGACTCAACAAAGGCAAGCAGCCCAAGAACGCTCGCTATAAAGTTGTGTGTTCAGAGAAGCGTGTCGCGATCAGAGATAAACACTCTCATTCGATCGTGGGTTATCATACCCGGAGAACACATATTCTAATTGACCTCTACGCAAACGAGCCACCACGAACAGTTGGATCGGCAAAGGAGGATACTACTATCTTCGAAACAAGTGAAGGTCTCGATACCAAAGAAAACTCACCTGACCAAGGCGGAGAAGTTTCGAAAGAGAAGGACGCAAAGAAGAAACAAGAAGGAAAATGAACGCACCACCGTTTCGAGGCACATCGAAATCAGCGCAGAAGCGCGCGCGGAAGCGGGCGATGGCTGGGGGCAAGCGTACCCCGAGAACTGGCCAGCGCGCAATCCCATCGAAGAAACGCCGCCAGAATCGGCGAGAGAATTTCGGTGGATATGCAGCCGGCGGGAGGATAACCCCGTCGGATATGGGGAAGATGGAGAAGTTTGTGAAAATCCCCAGAACAGCAAGACCCAATCAATACCTCCAGACACTAGTATACCCAGAAAAGTACTCAGGTGTGAGGTATCCCGACACGTTCAGTCGGAGCACTGCGATGGTCAAACTGATTATCCAACAGAATCTGTTCTACTTCCCTGTGGGTACGGTTGCGGAACCTGTTGGCAGTTTCTACTTCATCTTCCGGCCCACTTTGGTTCATCCATTGTGGGTCTATGGTCCGTTTGCAGTGGCTGCGCTCCCGCAGTGGGTCCTGAACTTTCAGTCGGACCGCTTCGGTCTGTACGGGCTTACTCTGGGAACGCTTGACCCAAGCGAACAAGACAACCAGATGCTCATGAACAATGGAGTCACTTACAACGTGAGAGCACCGCTTACGTTTTCGACGGTTGACTCCGTCCAGGATCCCTATCAGGTCGTGGACTCAGCAGGACAAGCATACTACGGCTATACCTTTGCCGTTGGTACAGGCACTTCAACGGTCACTACATCAGTGACGGTCAATGGACAAAGTGCCATTGGGGACACGTTGCTCATTACGTTTACGAACGGTAGTACAACGGTCAGCCAGACAATCACATCTGTTGCAGTCAATCAGACAGTGTGGACTGGAACATCAGGTTCCATTTTAGGCTTACTCGTCAATGACGGGGCAACAAATGGCTTCGGCCTATGTTGTGGGCGACAAGCCCCGGTTGGATTCAGGTTCAAATTCACCCTAGCCTCATCAAATCTGCTATCTGTAGTCTCTATTCAGATGGCAGTCAACGCAAGCGCCGGCCCAGCAGTTCAATTGGGCCTTGCACC